CTGGGAGATGAATCGTGAGCGCCAGCACCGAAAGGCCGCGCCTCACCCCGGTCATGAATGGCAGCACCTGTGCCGGGTGCCGGGCGCGCGACAGAAAACGGGGCTGGCGGAGGGGTACCAATGCGACGCCCTGAGCAAACATTACAGCGGGCCGTTCTGGATCACTTGCGCTGGCGCGGCATGCCCGGGCTGTTTGTGTTTCACTACCCCCCCGGTGGTTGGCGCTCGTCGGTCGAGGCTGCAATCCTGAAGGGGCTCGGCGTCACTCCCGGCGTTCCCGATCTGCTGATTCTTCATCAGGGGAAGCTGCACGCACTCGAGCTCAAGAGCGCGCGCGGCCGCCTGACCACCATACAGGCCGAGACGCAGCACCGCATGCGCGTCGCTGGCGCGCTCGCCGCAACCGCGATCGGGATCGACGAGGCTCTGGAACGCCTCGAGGCGTGGGGCCTGCTCCGGCCTAACGTCGCAAACCAGTTCGCAAAGGCTTTCACCGGACTTCGTCATGACGTGGCCGAACGCACGAGGGGAGGAGGCACGGCATGAGGATCATCACAGCGGATGAACGCCTGGCAGAAAAAAGTGGCCCCAAGATCCTGATCATTGGTCCGAGCGGGGTTGGCAAGACATCATTACTGCGCACCTTGTCCGCGGAGCTGCTGGCATCGACGTTGTTCGTCGATATCGAGGCTGGCGACATCGCCGTAGCTGATCTTTCCGTCGCGAGCGTGCGCCCGCGGACGTGGGAAGAATGCCGCAATCTCGCCTGTGCCCTCGGCGGTCCCAATCCGGCGCTGCCGCCAACCGTTGCCTATAGCGAGGCGCACTACAACGAAGTCATGAAGAATCCCGAGCTCGCATGTCTGGCGGGTTACCAAATCCTGTTCGTCGACAGCTTGACCGCTGCCGCCAGGCTCAGCTTTGCAGGGGCGGAGCAACAGCCAGAGGCTATCAGCGATCGCGGCCGCAAAGACTTGCGCGCGATCTACGGAGCGCACGCCCGCAACATGCTGAGCTGGCTCAATCAATTACAGCACGCTCGCGCGCGCACCGTCATCTTCGTGGCTGTGCTCGAGAAGAACACCGACGAGCTCAACATCTCAACTTGGCAACCGCAGATCGAGGGCGCCAAGACCGGGCGTGAGCTCCCCGCCATCGTCGACGAAATTGTCACGATGCAATGGGTCGATTTCGGCGATCGCAAGCCCGTGCGCGCGTTCGTTTGTGTGAATCCAAATGCTTGGGGCTACCCAGCAAAAGATCGCTCCGGAAAACTCGATCAGTTCGAGCCTCCCAATCTGGGCGCGCTGATCGAGAAACTGACCGGTCCCGGCCAGCGAAAGCCTTTCATCACCGTTTCACCTGAGCAATCCGCTCAAACATAGGAGACTGGAAGATGTGCCCCTACGATTACACCGACGCCCCGCCCCCGCGCGACCTGGAGCTCATCCCGCACGGGACGATCGCGACCCTCGTCCTGCACGTCCGCCCCGGCGGGGTCGGCGAGGATGGCATGCTCAAGCGCACCCGCGCCGGCGATGCCGAGATGCTTGATTGCGAGCTCGTCGTCGCCGATGGGCCGCACGCGAAGCGCAAGTTCTGGGAACGGTGGATCCTCAACGGCACTACGGCAGGCCAGGCGCAAGCCGCCGAGATCGCCCGCAGCGTCCTCAGGGCCATCCTCGATAGCGCGCTCGGCCTCAAACCCGACGACGTGTCGCCACAAGCGCGTGCCGCCCGCACCGTCAGCCTCGGACAGTTCGAGGGCATGACCTTCATGGGCAAGATCGGCATCGAGAAGGGCCGGCCCAAGAATGACGGCACGGGCGAGAACTGGTCGGACAAGAACATCCTCGCGGCAGTCATCACACCCGACAAGAAAGAGTGGCACCCGAGCGAGCAGCCGCCGCCGTTCAATGGTGGTGGGGCCGCGAGCTCCTCCACGCCTCCCCAGTCTGCACCTCCCATCCAGCGGCCGGGGTGGGCGTCGTGAAAAAGAAGAAGACCCGCACCGTCGGCGAGGTCTCGCTGTCCGCGCTCGAAGATCAGTGGCAGCGGGACGCTACTGCCTCTGCCATTGCAGCAATACGTGGGGTCGTCCAGATGGATGGCCCCATTCCGTCCGGCACGCCGGTCGGGCGATTAAGCGATACTGAGCTCGGCTGGATGTTCTCTGCGAGCCTGTTCGCCTGGATTTGCAAGCGCGCCGAGCAGGCGACCGCGGAGCAGATCGACACCGAGCGCACCGTCAGGATGATCGCGCTTGATCCCCAGCCTTGGGACGCCGGCGCTGTGATGGCGATCCTGCCAGAGTTGGCAGACGCCTGCCCCGATATCGATTGGTCGAAGCCGCTCGTGCAATGGTCGCGCGAGACGATGGCCGAATTCTTGCTCGCGGCAATGCGGTTAATCCGCAAAGCAATGATTGCACGCGATCAAAGCGACAAAGGTATTAGTCGAAAATCGAGCGCGAGCATGATTGCGTGTCAGGCCAATGCCGCAGCAGGAGACCCATTGATGGGCCTAACCGACCTAACCGAGCTTAACGACGAGATCGGGATTTGAGATCGGGTCGAGGGTATGAACCATGCTCAATTTGAACAGGGCTTCCCTCTCGCTCGAGCCAGTCAATGTCGCTCTCAACGACACCATCGAACGCGCTGCGGCAACAACCGCCGAGCTGCCGCGTCCGTACCTCGGCGCATCAATCATCGGGGACAATTGCGCACGTAAGACGCAGTATTCGTGGTGGTGCAAGCCTGTGCTCGCGGCTAGGACGCGCGAGATCTTCGATCGCGGGCACTATTTTGAGGAGCGTGCGCGCCGGCTTCTTGTGGCCGCCGGCTTCAAGTTCGCACCGCCGGAGGCGTTGGCCTTCACCGCCGCGGGCGGTGCACTACGCGGCCACGCCGATGGCATCATCCTTCACGGCCCCGATCTACCAGGCGCCTATCTAATTTTCCCTTTGATCTGGGAACACAAGGCAGTCAACGCCAAGAACTGGCGCGCGATCGAACGCGACGGCCTCGAAAGGGCCTTTCCGCAATACGCGGTGCAAGTGGCGCTCTACCAAGCGTATCTCAACATCACCACCCCTGTGCTGTTCACGGTAACCAACGCGGATACTTGCGAGTGGCTACACTTCCTCGTGCCGTTCGACGCCGAGCGCGCGCAGCTCTGGTCCGACCGCGCCGTCAACATCATCGAGGCGACGCGCGCCGGGGAGCTGCTTCCGCGTGGCTATGACGATCCCGAGGACTGGCATTGCCGGGTGTGTGCCCATCGGGAACGCTGCTGGAGGACGACATGAGCAAGCCCGACGCCAGCAAGCAGCACAAGCCCGGCAGCATTATTGGCTACCGAGAGGCTATCGCCCATGGTAACGGCCCCTATCGCTGCAATTGCGAGCTTTCATTCAAAAGCCCGGAAGACGCGCCTGCGGATCTTCCGATGCATTTTTGCAATCCCTTCTGCGAGCAGGACACACGTCAACCGCTTCAGAACTTGCTCGACAAGCGGATAAAACGGGAGCGCGGCAAATGACCGACAGCAATAAGCTTCAGCAAGACCGCATCATGCGGCTCACCGACGGCATCCTGGCGGTTCTGACCGGAGCCGACAGCGCCGAGGCAGACACCGCCCTGACGTTAGCCGTGATTGCATCGGTGTATTGGCGCACTTCCGATGCAGCGATGTGTCTTCAAGCGGCGGATGGGTTTGCGCAGCAGGTGCGCGAGCTCGTCCAGCATGAAGACATCATCGAGCGAATCGAGACTTTGATCACACGGGCGCTATAGGCGGAGAAGAGCCAGTGAGTCATGGCACTGCTGCGCGAGCTCGCCGTCAAGCTTGCCAAGCCGAAAGGAGCGGTGCTGGAGGTGAACGATGCGGAACACTGTCAACGACGCGGATGCGCAAGGCCGCGTTTGCCGTCTCGCCAACGACATCATGACCGTCCTGGCTGGCAACGACCCCGCAGAGGCACATACCGCTCAGACATTGGCCGTGGTCGCCACGATATGCGCCCTTACCCGGAACGATGCGACGACGCGTCTGCAGGCGGCGGAGAGATTTGCGCAACAGGTACGCGAACTCGTTGGGCGCGAGGACATTATTGAGTGGATCACGCACTCTATTATTCACGTGTCGCAAGCGGGGCGGGGGTAAGCCATGTCGCTTCCACGTGAGCTCATCACTCCACGAGATCACCGCCACGGTTCCAGGCTTGGTGACGTCATTCGAAGGCTGGCATCGAACAGCCAAGGCGAGGCCCTCGCTGCGCTGTGCGCTATTGCGCGCTTGTTGGAGGCATACGGACAGAGCTTCCACGAACTCGCCGATCACATCGAGAATGGCAGCGGTGGCTTAAGTGAGGACGACAAACAGAAGATCAGCGCCGCGATCAAGCAAGCTCGCATCGAAGGTTACGCCGAGGGTGTGAGGGCGGCGGAAAGCAAGCAGCACAGCACCGGCGCCTTCCGCAACACCGACGGTTCCCTCGAATGGACCGAGGTCGCGCTTTACTGCCAGCGCCAGAAACATCGGCTTCCGGAGACGAACCACAAGTTCGTCGACGACATGGCGTCGCGTACGGTGTGGGGGCGTGAGCCGACTCCGCGGCAACATCAATATTTGCACTCTTTATTTTTTAAGCTTGGGGGAAAAATCACGTGAGAGCTACGCTCTATGGACGCCCGTATGAACCGGCCGAGCCCGATCCCGGCGGCGGTTGGCTGAGAAGTAAGTTCGTAGGCTTGCCCTATCCACGGCCGGACATCGTGGCGTGCGGGCGACCAAACTGCCCAGTGTGTGGCGGACGCGCTCAATCGTTCGTGTGCGAGCCGTCTTCAGGGCGGCATCAGTACCTACAGGCGTTCAACGCCGGCTGCCTGGAAGCTATTCACTCACTGGCGCGCAGCCGAATAGTCGGAGAGGGCGCAAAATGACGACGGTACTCGAGGTCCGGCAGGCACTGGTGAACCGCGGCTACACGCCGATCCCGGTGACGGGAAAGATACCGCCGTTCAAGAAGTGGCAAAAGGTCGGGAATGTCTCGCGCCCGATGCTGGAAGCATGGGACAAGAACTGGCCGAGAGCGACGAATACCGGCATCTTGACCGAGTACACGCCGACGCTCGATGCCGACATCCTCAGCGAGCCCGCCGCCGTCGCGATCGAGAACCTGGTACGCGAGCGATTCAAAGGACGTGGCCATGTTCTGCCGCGCATCGGCAAGCCGCCGAAGCGCGCGATCGTGTTTCGCACTGCTACTCCGTTCGCCAAGATCACCGTCAATCTGGTCGCCGTCAACGGCGGTACCGGCGAGAAGCTCGAGTTCATGTGTCGGGGTCAACAGGTCGTCGCCGCCGGCATCCATCCAGAGACCGGCGATCCTTACACCTGGCCGTTCGGCAATTTGATCGACATCGCGCGCGACGATCTACCCGAGATCAGCGAGGCGGAGGCAAAACAGCTGGTCGACGATATCGTCGAATTGCTGTGTCGCGACTTCGGCTACAGACGCGCGGCGGCACGCGCGCACAAGGGCAACAGCCCGCCGGCCGGAGATCCGGCGAAGGACTGGCAGGCGCTGGTCGACGGCATCCTCGCCGGCGCCGATCTGCACGCCAACACTCGCGACCTGGCCGCCAAGGCAGTGCGCGCTGGCATGAACGGCGGCGCTATCGTCAACTTGCTGCGCGGACTGATGGACAGCTCCGCCGCCCCGCGCGACCAGCGGTGGCAGGATCGCTATGACAATCTCCCGCGCCAGGTCGCCAGCATAGAAGCGAAGATTGCGGCGGCAGCGGCCGGGCAAGGACCACCACCCCCTCCGCCGATCTCCCCGGGCACGGGGCCAGCACCGTCGGCGGCACCGCCACCGCAACCGTCCATGCTCGACAGCGTGCATGCGGTTTTCAAGAAGTGGCTGGGCGAGGATTACGATACCGACGTGCTCGACGCTGTGCTCGCCACCGGCGCGGCGGCGCGGCTAACCGGTGACGCGCTCTGGCTGCTGGTCATTTCCGGCTCAGGCAATGCCAAGACCGAGACCGCGCAGTCGTTGGCTGGTGCCGGGGCCTGCGTGACCAGTACGATCACGTCCGAAGGGGCGCTACTGTCAGCGTCCCCACGCAGCGCGAATGCTACCGGCGGCCTACTGCTCAAGGTCCCGCTCGGCAATCACGGCCTGCTGGTCATCAAGGATGTGACCTCGATCCTCTCAATGGACAAACGGGCGCGCGCCCTTGTCCTGGCTGCCCTGCGCGAGATCCACGACGGCAAGTGGGAGCGCAATGTCGGCATCCACGGCGGAAAGACGCTCACTTGGACCGGCCGCATCACCGTTGTCGGCGCCTGCACGACCGCCTGGGATACTGCGCATGCCGTCATCGCCATCATGGGCGACCGTTTTGTCGTCGTGCGTGCCGACTCGAATTCTATCGCCAGCCGTCTCAGCGCGGCGTCCAAGGCAATCGAGAATACCGGGCAGGAAGCCAGGATGCGGACCGAGCTAGCGGACGCTGCCGGAAGGCTCGTTACTAGGGCGAGTACCGACGAGCACCAACTTACTCCTGCCGAGACCAAGCGACTGATCAAGCTCGCCAACATCGTGACCTGGACGCGCTCCGGCGTCGAGCGCGACTACAAGGGCGACATGGTCGACGCGCATGCGCAGGAGATGCCGACCCGTTTTGCCAAGCAGCTCACCATGCTCGTGTGCGGCGCAGTAGCGATCGGCATGCCCCCTGACGCAGCCATGCGGCTGGCGGCGCGCTGCGCGCGCGACAGTATCTCGCCCTTGCGGCGGGCCATCCTGTTCGATGTCGCTGATCATCCCAACGCGCGTCCGCGCGAGGTCGCTGACCGCATCGCTCGGCCGCGAATGACAGTCCTGCGCGAGCTGGAGGCGTTGCGCATGCTTAATGTGCTGGACTGCAACATACAGGAGATGATGCAAGGCGGGCGGGAGATCACACTGACGTATTATAACCTCGCGCCAGCGCTCGATCGTGATTTGTTGTTGTCAATGCGATAGATAGGCTGGACCGGAAATGTGTATAGTCCCGATTTCTCTCTCCAGCCCGGAAATATTACTATCCTTATTATTATTATTATTATTATTATTATTATCCCCCCTATCTCCCCCGGAGTCATTTTTCCGGTCTGGGCTAGGGAGGGAAGACGGGAGCAAAAAAGGAGACGCTCAAAATGGCCGACGATCGCAATATCTCCAATCGGTCCAGCACCGCTCCAAATACCGCCGAGATCGATACGTTCCTCGAGAAACTGCTCAAAACGCACACACCATCCATACACGGCCGCCTCATCTTCGCCCTCGATGCCACCGCCAGCCGGCAACCAACCTGGGATACCGCCTGTACACTCCAAGCCGATATGTTCCGCGAAGTCGCTATCATCGGTCGACTCGATATGCAGCTGGTCTACTACCGCGGCCTCGGCGAATGCCGCGCCTCCCGCTGGATCTCCGACCCCAAGCAACTAGCCAAAACCATGTCGCAAATCATGTGCGCAGCCGGGGAAACCCAGATAGGCAAAGTCCTCACCCACGCCCAAAAGGAAACTAAACTGCTTCAAGTCAGCACCCTGGTCTTCGTCGGCGACGCCATGGAGGAAAATCCCGATACGCTCGCCCACAAAGCCGCCGAGCTCGGACGACTCAAAGTCCCAGCATTCATGTTCCAGGAAGGACATGATCGTAAGGTCGAACAGGCGTTCCGGAATATCGCAGAACTCACCCACGGCGCTTATTGCCGCTTCAATCCAGGCGCCGCACACCAACTCGCCGAACTCCTGCGCGCAGTCGCAGCCTTCGCCGCAGGCGGAATGCCCGCACTCGCTGCTCAGCATAATGCCAGCGCAACCAAACTGCTCAGTCAGTTGGGGCGTTAAATCTTGCAGGCTTGGAGCGTCGGAGTTGCGGGGCGTTAAAGCTATGCGATTTGAGGCTGATAGGGTCGATTTTTCAAAACCTGCGCGAGTTTCGGTTATAGGTGCTATTTGGCTAGATTGAAGTGCATTTTAGAAGCTTTATCAGTTATTTGGATTGGCTACATTTGGCTGGACTACGAGTTTTCGAACGATTTGCCATTTATGCGCGTCGTATCGGCGTAACCTGATGGGTGTGAGCCAGCCATTTCGGACCAGGACTGTGGCTGCGTTGACTGCTTTCTCCCGAGTTCGGAGAGATTTGGGGCCGTATATGCGGATGTCGCCCACACAAACAGTAGGTTTGTGCCATCGTTGCAACCAGTCGAGTAGCTTCTGCGCCGGTAGGGATTTCTGTGGTTGTTTGCTTGGCTTCGGGTCTGAATCCGCAAACAAAAACGTTTCATTTTTCGGCATCGAGCTCTCGCTTCGCTTCTTCTGGTGTCAGCGGTCGGATCGGCTTATCGATCAGGAGCTTGTGATCTTCCCCCAGGTTTATGTTTATCACGAACCTTTCAGCGGCATTATTGGTGTTTTCGGCTCCGGGATTGGCTGTTGCGCGAAGCTCTTTCGCGGCTTCGATCCTGTGACGCGCATTCGCCTGCTTGTCGTTCAAGATCTCACCGAGCACTTCTGGCGCCTCTGCAAACAGCTTTGCTGCACTTTCGCGTGCTGCGTCTCCATTCCGGATGCGCCGTTCGTGTTCAGCGTCGATCTTGAGCCTGAGCTCTTTGTTCTTAGCGAAATTTTGGTAGGCTTCTGGAGCGATGCCATATTTTTCGCAGATCCGGTCGTCGTTCATGAGCCGCTCGCGGTTGCGGCTACAGTCGGTGATGAACGCACCCCCGAGATCGGAAATGAGCGGAACGGAGACGCCACGGAGAACGACACAGTCGTCGCCGGACGACTTGGTCACACCCGTTTCTGTGCGTTTGGGTCTGGCCATAGGATCGAGCTCGCAGGACCGTCGGATAGCCTACCACGCTCTCGGCTGCCAGCTAGAGCATGTTCTTGCCGAATAGAATCGCAGGGTTCCCAAGGACCTGTAAGTGGGCGAGTCTGGCGGCATTGATTCGTCTGGGGGCCGAACTATGCCGAAGGCATATTCTGCGGACATTCGCAT